GAGTATGTAGAAGGCCAAACTGTATTTGTGACCAAACTTGTTCACCTGCCAAGCCTGCAAATGGAAGTGTCTAAAATACCAGTGCTATTGACCAAAAGTGACCCACAGGCTCTATCTTCTGCGGTAACCTACTATAGAAGGCTTATATGTGCCTCTATGTTGGATATTGTCACTGTAGACAGCACTGATGAAAAAGAATTTGCAAGTTACCTGTTTGATGATGATGACGATGGTAATTCAGCAATGGACAATGAAGATGAGGGTGGCTCCAAACCAACTTCATCAAAGTCTGGCTCAAAGTCTCCTCAAAACAATGGGTCAGACGAAAATAAAAATCCTCCAAAATTTAAAAATGAATATGAGAGGATTAAATTTAAAGCAGATCGATGCGGAACTTTGGAAACTCTAAGAGCCATGTGGCAGGAAGAAAAACCAAAATCGCAAGAGGCAATCGATTACTTCCACACCAGAAAAAACCAAATAGAAGGGAAATAAAATGGAACAAGAAAAAGAACTCGTCAAATATGGTAAAGACCCATTTACTGTATCGATAAATGCAAATGAAAAATCAGCAGATTGGCATTGCGATTATAATTGCAAAATAGTCCTAGGTGATGGGCAAGTCCTCTGGGCAAATCTTTATAAGAAAAGTGACACTTGGTTTGCAGGCAAAATAAAAGATCCGATGAATGACAAAATCCCTTTCTAAAGCTGACATATTTGAACAGGCAAAAGCCTTAACCACTGGTGACAGGATGAAGGCCTATGGTGATGCTGAAGAGAACTTTGGCAGGACTGCTGACTTGCTGAATGCATATTTCCAAGGGAGAGACTTGTCAAAACAGCCTATACAAATATTTGAAATTGGAATTATAAATCAACTACAAAAACTTTCCAGAATAGCCCATGATCCTACAAATCCTGACAGTCATGTTGATAATGTAGGTTTTGGCGGTATTACTGGTGAATTAGCCCTAAAGGACTGGGGCTAATGAATATCTGTCCAACCTGTAAAACTGTTATGAAAAAGACAGAATTGCAGGATGTATTTAAGTGTCCATCTTGTGCGACTGTAGTTGAAGGATTTTATAATAGATTTAATTTCTGTGCTGATTGCGGAAAAAAACTCGGCAGGGTAAATCACAAAAGACGTAGAGATTCTATTTGTTATGAGTGTAGAGGAGATAGAGTGTCAAATAATCCAGAAGTAAGAAAAATATTTGAAGAACTGAAAAAAGAAAATAGTAAGAAAACACCAAAAGAATTAGGTATGAATGAAAGATTTGTTGATGATCCCAAGGCCGAAAAAGAACAGGATACAGGAAGAGTTATCCGAAAACCCACCCAGATACACAAAGGTGGGATTGAATTTGAATAACTATCTTTCCATCACTTTCTTCATCAATTGCTCGGCCTGTTTCGCATCTCTGGCTTCCTCTAAATCCACTATGGTGTAATTAGTCTCGGCAGTAGTTGAGTGCTTGCTATGCCCCATTCTAGCCTTCCTAATATGGTCTGGTACCTCAGAGATCATGCTAGTATTGTAATACTTTCTAAAACCACCAATACCATAATCAGGAACACCTGCTAAGTCACAAATCTTCTTGATGTTTTTTCTCATGGCATTCTGCTCAAAAGGCTTTTTACCATAGGCATTTGGAAATACCCATAGATCAGAATAAGACTTTAATTTCCATTCCCTGAGTATGTTAATCAAGCCTTCTGGTAGTCCAAGTGTCCTTACCCTGTAAAAGTTCTTTGTGTCCTGCATACCGCCCTTGTTATCGATAGTTCTTTGTACTGTGACAGTTCTACTATCAAAACTTATGTCATCCCACTGTAGCCCCTGCAATTCGTTTGCAGACAGGCCAGTAAATGCTGAAAACATTACAAAACACTGAAGGTAAGTAGTCTTTTCAATCTTGATCATTGAGGCAATATTGTCATGTGAATAACCGCCTCTTTCTCTTTCACCGCCAGTAATTTTATCTCTTTCACTAGGATTATTAGGATTGACCGCAATGTAACCCTTGTTGATAGCAAACTTCATAATCATGTTTAATGTACCAACACAATGCCTGATCAGCTTTGCAGACTTGCCAGAGTTGGCTTTACTATCAATAAACAGATTAATATCACCAGTAGTTATCTTCCTGATTGATTTACCGCCAAAGTAGGGCTTTAAATGCAGATGGTAATGTCTTTGATCATTGTCAAAAGACCTTGCCCTGATACCCTTCACAGGCCTGTTAATTGATTTCTTTCTGGCATCCAATGCCTTTTCAGCAATGTCCTCAAAGTATGCATCTTCAACAACCTTGACCTGACTTTTCAGAAATATATCAAGATGATCTCTTTCTTCTTTTAATTTCTTTTTATTTGAATTTGAAATTTTTTTCCAAAGTTTAGGCCATGTCTCTGTATCTTCATCCATAACCTTGTAAGAGAATTGATATGATTTAAACTTCTTGCCTCTTCTAACACCAGAGACAGAATAGATATCTGTGATCCTATATTCAGCCATTACTTCGCCCCCTTTAGTTTAGCTATTTGTTTGTTTGCTAAATCAAGTTTTTCTCCCATTTCTGTAATGGTATCAAAAGCATCTTTTAGTCCATCAGGGCTTTGTTTAGGGTTTTTTAAAACCATAATTACAATTCCTGCTACAGCCTGCCAATTAGGTGTTATGTTGATTGTCTTGCTCATTAGTTTGTCTCCTCTAAAATAGTTGGTCTATTTACGACTGTTTGCTTGATGCCCTTATAGATTTTGTGTTCTTTGATAGTAGCCTTAACCTTGATACTATCACCCTTGTTACCAAGGCATTTGCCCCAGTAAACAAATACGTTGCCCTGACCATCAACAAGACTGTTCAACCAACTTGTTACTGGTCTGCCATTAAAGTAATTTTGAAAATCAAGTTTGAATTTTAAAGTCAAATCAAATACATTTCTGTCACTGACCTCACCTACAAAGTTGGAAGGTGAAAGCCTTCTTTCTCTTAGTCTGGCAATTTTGTATGAATGCCTTTGAACTCTATCCTTTAGACTTCTAATCTTGAATATTTCATCCTTGATTGATTCCCATAATTTCTCAGCCTGTAATTCTTCTGGGGTTCTGAATTTGTATGGATTTTGATATATTGGTTTTTCAGTAAGAAATAATACTTGTGAAACTTTAAGTTCTTTACCAAGTTTTTTGGCTTTAATGTTTGCCTTTTCAAAATCTGTTGAAAGATTTAGTAAATGATGAGTTCTCCATTCATACCTAGCAACTGGGTTATAATTTGCATCTTTACCCCAGACAACCTCTTTCCAATTACAGTAAAGTGAAAACATTTTTGCACCATACTTTTTGCCATTTGGTACATAATCTTTTTTGACATCATCCCATTTGTATCCATCAGTTTCTTCACTTAGTCGAACAAAAAGAGAAGACAATCTTCTCTCCTTGGCGGTTGTTGTAATGTGTTCTATTGCTGATTTTCTACAGTTCATTAGCTTAACTCCTCATACCATTCGTCTGGAATATCAAGACACTCCTCACACTCGGTACAATATTCGTATTCTAATGCTTCTGCTTTTGATGCTTCGTGACCACATTCGTCACATTTTATTGATTTTATTTTTTCCATAAATTGTCTCCTCAATTACAATATATAACTAATTTAAGCATCATATGCCTATAAGTCAAGAATATATGCGAAAAAAAATGGAATAAACCTGACGACTGGTTGGTACGATGGTTGGTACAGCCAAACCCTTATCAGGCTTAAAACGCAAAAAAACCCCAAAAACCGAAGTTCTTGAGGATCGTATAAGTCATTGATTTTATTAAATAAGTTGGTTGCGGGGGTAGGATTTGAACCTACGACCTTCAGGTTATGAGCCTGACTCTTTTCCGCAGAGTTCTGCCATTTGTTAAAGGTGGTTGGTACAGTGGTTGGTACGATTTTTCTAACTTTCTAGTGGTTGGTACAGTGGTTGGTACACTAAGGCTTTTTTAAAGTTTTTGCAACCTTTTCTCCAGACCTCCCAACTACATATCCACCAACACCTACAGTAAGAAGTGTCCACAGTTCATCAGGTAAAGGGATCATCATCTTATTACCACTCACAACCTCTATTAATGGAAAGATTAAATAGTTCACACTTACAATCAGTGTGATATTCATCATTAGGATTGGCCTCCAACTACTGGCAATCCAACTTTCAGACTTAGCCTCGGCAAGAATAATTTGACTTGCAGAAGCCTCTATTTGTTTTGTGTTTTCCAGTAAAGCCAGTCTAACCTTGTTTTCAGCCTCTGCCTTTTTATCAGGATCTGGAATAGCCTCCTTAACAATATCACCAACAATGGGTGCTAGTGCCGATATTAAACCTATCAATTTATTCTCCCTTAGTTTGATAACCTGTAAATCTGCCCTCTTTTATTTTAATACATTTCCAACGAATAGCCTTCCATTTTGGCATATACTCTGGCACCTGTGATCCCATTTCCAAGGCTCTTTCCTTGCATTGTTCATATGTTTCATAAACTACTGGATACTGAAAATTTTCAAGTATCATGCAAACTGTTGCTGAGTTTATCAGGCAAATAGTTACGACAGCCTTAAACATCCTGCCATTGACCAGTACGCATTTGTTCTGATAATTCGTATGCCCTTTGTCCTACCTGAGAAGCCCATTTAGATTCACCGCCATTGGAGCCTGTAATCATTTCCTTGGAGGCACCTTCATAATCACCACTGGCAAGACAACCAATGAATTTCTGAAAAGTGTTCAAACCTGCAAAACCCAGATTAAAACACATATTGTCACACACAGACTTTCTGACTTCATCTAGGCCATTATACCAGTCAGTACCGCCTAATTGCTCTTGTACCTTCTTAACATCATTAACAAGCATAAGTTCAGCCTCTTCTTCAGTAACCCCAACATCATCAAGGTTTCTGCCATATGCAATTGTTAATTTGTTGGCTGTGCAGTGGTATGGGAAAAGTCTTTTACCTTCATGTCGTTTTAATTGTTCAATTAAATTACTCATAATTAACCTTTCAAATACTTAATCCAGTAGTAAATAAATGCAAAACCAATACTGGCAACAACTACTCCGACTGTGCAATTTATAACTAAATCTCGCTGTTTGGCTTGTTCTTCCAAGGCCTTCTTATGTTCTGCTCTGGCTTGTGCAATTGTGGCCTGTAGCCTTTCCCACTGGCCTGCGGAACCATATAAAAGGAACATTGACCGCAACTCATCTTTTAATCTTTTCTGTTCTTCTTCCTTAAAATGTTGATCAATGGCATCATCCATTACACCACCAAACAGTCTTTTCTTTTTTTTTCTCTCTTTACCAAAGCCAAGTTCGGCCTCACCTCTGGCATAATTTTGGATGGCTGTCGTAGCTGAAGACAAATCTTTGCCCATTTCCACACATTTTTTTAGTGTTTTGTGTGCAGATACAATTAATCCGAATGCACTCACAGGATCTATCATTAATATTTCTCTTAATTTATTTGGAAAGAACTTTGTCTAATTTATCTTCAAGTCTGTGTAAGGCATCCATTAGCTTTGTAATGTCATCTCGCACATCATCTTTTCTCGCATAATTATATGCAATCTCTTCTCTTGTTTTTGATAATAATATTTGTTGCCTTTTGACCTCAGAAAACATTTTGCTGAATGCCCAACCAAATGGCATTAGGATCAGTGTTATGACTGCCGACCAAAGAGTTGCTACATCTAACTCCATTAACTAGCCTTTGAATTTTCCATAGCCTTAGTAGTTTCATCATTACCAAGTGATGTCTTTAATGCTTGTAAATATTGTTGATGTAATATGTTGGCATCTTCAAAAGCATCTTTGAGATCATTAGTTTGCTTTTGAAACTTGGCAACCTTAGTTACTAATCTTATCTGCTCTACAGATAAATCTTCTTGAGCATACGATTTCCCATCAATTTGTATTACG